CCGCCGCCTAGATATTCAGGTCTTTGAAGACGTTGATCTGGGGAAGTAACGCCGAAATGACCTGCAATGATTTCTATATAGCGTGTACCTGATCGGGCATCAATCTCATACATTGATTGTATTTGCATTGCTTGGCGTAGTTGGTTAATAGTGGCGGCAGTTGCTGATGTTAAATCTACTGAAAGATTTGTGATGGTCATTGGATTGAGGTTTTTATCAGCTAATGTTTTATTAGCAGAATCTACATAATCGCCTTTGATTTCATTGTCAGCATTTAATGTACCTGATAGAGCTTGCATATTGAGACCAGCACCATTAGTGCTAACGGGTGCAGTACTGCCTAGGGGTAAATCTACTGCTGTCCCCTTTTGTGGCCAAGGTAATGCAGAAGTAAAGTAATCGTGACGCTTACCGCGTCTTAACAAAGTATAATTATTAATATCGTCAGGACCATCGTCCTTATCTACAATAACAGAATCTTGTAAATTTTGATCTCTGAACCATTCATTCCAGATTAAAGAATATGCGCGATGAAATAACGCGCTACCACGATCTTCTGCAGTAGTAACTTGTACAGGAAAGCCTAAATAATCATGTAATTGACTTGTAGTAGGCATTCCAGTGAATTGTGGTATTAAATAATCAGTACTGTCATTGGGGTTAGTTTGTTCACCCATAAATTTTTGAAAGTTGTCCCATACTAATCGTAAGGGAACACTGAAGAAGAAGGTATCTTGGAATACATTGTCCATTACTGGGAATAATGGTGTAGCCATACGAGTAATGCCGTGAGCGCGTACTGTATGAGTATCGCCAGGCAGAGCTTCATCGACATAGAATGGTACTAAATATCCGCTGTCAAATGTAGTTTTACAACCATGTGATCTGTCAAAGGAAGAACGCGGAATATTAACATGAGGTAAATCGCTAAATTGGTGCTTCATTACTGATTGCATTTTATTTTTCCTTTTTTGGGTTCAGATAAAAGTAATTTTAAGTACTTTAGTGTTTGTTGGCTGAAGTTACTGCCGACAGACCTTGAAAGGTCTGCCGTATGCAGTTCTCTATTACTCATTGTTTGTTACAAAGCTTAATAGTGAATAAGCTGTTTCTGGGTACGTAGATTCAGTTAAATCTATTGTGCCAGTTGTTTCGTTCCACTCCCCTATTTTCATACATGTAAAGTCTTCAGGGTTGTGTGACATTTGGTTTTGTGGATCATTAGCTAATTGCTTCATTGATCGCTCGCATACTGCGGCATTTTTTTGAAAAAATGGTTGGCCGTATACATCTGCTTTAACATCATAGATTGAGTAAATAATCATAAATTTTCCCGTCTTTGTTTTTTGACTCTATGTTTGGCCAGTTGCGATTTATGCATTAACCTAGTGATAGAGTCGTTGTCACTGGTTCTGGCAGATTCTGATCGTTTTTCTTTTACTTGTTCCCATCTATCTGGATTATGACGTTCCTCGAGCTTGTCGTAGTATCTGGGTGGCCGCATTCGCTTGCCGCGCAAGTGGATGTTGTCTCCTTCGAGATCGGTGTCTCCGTATTTGTAATACCATGCTGCACCGATTCCACCAGCTCGGTTTCGGCTTGAAGCTCCGCCTCGAGACATGCTGCAATATTCTCTTTGCCTAAGAACAGGCTCGTTGCTATAGCTATCGATAGTAATATAGTGGTCATCAGCGTCTTCTCCGTTTTGCTTCTTGACGATATAGCGCGCAACATAAGCGGCGCTTTCCCAAGTAAGTTCACCAATTTCTGTGTGTCCATAAGGCCATACTTTCTCTAATATTGGTGAGCGATACATAATGGTATCGCCCTCTTGTCTCCATGGTTCTCGATCTGTACTAAAATCGTAACCGAATAACAAGGCGTGATAATGTGGTCTTCCTAAATCTTCAACGTACTTGTGCCTCGTATAATTTCTACAATCGTCTTCGTTTTGTTTACATACCTTGCACTGTGTTCCATATTCTCCACACATAAAGTATCGGAGCTTGGGTTGTTCTGATCGTATCTCTTCCCGTAATCGTTTAAGGAAGTTTTGAAAGTCCTTTTTTTGAAGACTTCCATTTGTGGGCAAGTTTTCATCGTTGTATGTCAGCGTTATAAAGCAGTTTTCTTGATGCATTTGTGATTCATGTACGCATCTCATTGCCCATTGTCGTGAGTACTCCAGACGGCAGTTAATACATTGGCCGCAGGGTACTTGCACTTCTTGGCCTCTATTAGTGTCACGAGAGTTCCATATTAAAGGCCGTTTACCCTTTTCATTAGGCTTATCCGCTTGCCATGCGGTTAAGGGGCAGGTACACGCCATTAGAGGCGATAACCGCCCCTTTTTGGTTTAGTGCTATTAGTGTTTTTAATATTTGTTTTTGAAGCTGTGTTTGTGAATAGCTTTTTTGAAGTATTAGATGACATAGATCGTCTACGCATAGCTTGTAACTCCTTGATTTTGCAACATAATATACATTATGCGCAATGTTTTTTGTAAGTTGTTGAATTTGTTAGTGAATAATATAGCCTAATTTTGCATTTTGTCAAATGCTAAGGGTAATTTTTTTTGTTTTGACTGACTAAGTGTGTTTCTTGTCAGTCAGCCATATTACAACAAGTAGTGTATATGGCTCTTACGCGCTTCGCTTGTTTTCCACTTCTTTTTGTCACAATTAAAATTGTGCAAAAAAGAAGCGGCTATTCAGCCGCTTCAGTGTTTTGAACGATTACCTTGACGGGTTCGGGTTCGCTCAGAACTTCAGGTAGATGATCAGTTGAAAATCCCATTTCTGCCATTGATTCTCTGTTTTCAGGATTTGTAACGAAATCTAACCATTTTTGTGGATTATTATCAAATTGTTGTCGAACAGTTGCTGGAATTGTCTCGAACATAGATTGAGCTTGTTTGATTTCGTTCATTGAAGTATGAAAGTCTGGGCGCCCTATTAGGTCTACGTACTGCCCTTCCGTACGTTTTAAGTGATTTATCATGCCTGTTTTTTCTGCTTTACGCATAATTAGCTTAATATCGCAAGAATCTTTATGCGATTGTTCAGTCATTGATTTACCGACGGTTTCAAATTGTACGCGTCTTGGGCTAGACATATATTCTTTACGTTCTCGGTCAGTAATGATATACATGGATTTTCCTCTAGTAGTTTGAAGGGATACCAAATAAGGTAGTCCTTTAGGTTGTTAAAATGTAAAGTGGTTAGATACTCTTTATTTTCATAAATATGAACTGTTATCATTTTTTAGGGAAATACTTATTCCATTTAGATGATTTTTTAAGTTTGTCTACTGCTTTATTCCAGTTGGATCGCAAATGTTCAGCCTTTTCAGGCATTCCTTTAATAGCATCCATAAGTTGGTCTTTCTCTGCGGCGGCTTTTCCAGTTGCTAGATTAACGCCGATACCCATTTGACCATTCATAAAAGCATTAAATTCGTCAGGATGATCTTTTATCCATTTTTCCTTTGCTTGATCAACAGCGGCTGTGGCTTTTGCTGATGATGCTTGATGAGCAGTTAAATTAGTTTGTTGTTGTAATAATCTATTTTGATTTCTGATTTGTTGTTGTTGGTTAATTGTAGAGCCTAGTTGTGGGTTTTGCATTGAAGCCTGAGCGGCGCTCCCCATTGGGGCGCCATCGCTCATTGATAATATACGGTTTAGACCAGCCTTTTCTAAGTCTTCGGCTTGCCATTGATGCTTATTTTGCATCATTTTTGTAGAGTATTGATTTGCTGATGAAGCCGCATTTTTATTAAAAATGCCAGACATAACAGAACCAGCTATATTTCCAACTCCACCACCACCAAGGAACCCAGCCGCCTTTTTAATGATATTGAACATGTTAGAACCTCGTCAAATCACTCGGTACACCATAAAGCGGCATTGGGCGTGCTGATTTTACTTGAAAATAAAAATCGCCAATGAATTCAGGTTCGCTTGGTACTCGAACAACTCGAGCTATTGGTGGATTATCTTCAATAAATGATGAATTTAGAGCTGGTACAGATGCGAAGTCTTGAGATAAGTGCCAAGCATCTAAAGATGCAGGAGCGTCTGATCTAAATACGCCATGAACAGTTGAAGGCTTATATCTGTATTCTGCATACCGTTCTTGATAACCAAATACAGAATCGTCGTCAGCAGTTCCTTGGTAATAAATCTCACCATTAGTAATGGCTTGTTCACCAATTTGAGATAATTTAGGCCAGTAAAAATCTAATTTGTCCTTGCGTGAGAACATTTTATTTAGACCTTGTTGGTATGTTAAATCGGCTCGTACATTAACTAAACCGATAATAATACAATGCTCAGTGAATGATTTGCTGAAACCGTCTCCATGCATTTCTGCTGTAGCAAATGCGCCTGTTTGGCCTAAACTATCACCGCCGAGGGCTGATAATCCAGATGTGTTTAGTACTTGGTTGATATTAATACGAGTTGAACCGCCGCCTAGATATTCAGGTCTTTGAAGACGTTGATCTGGGGAAGTAACGCCGAAATGACCTGCAATGATTTCTATATAGCGTGTACCTGATCGGGCATCAATCTC